ATTGATGAGTTTATAAGCATATGGAACAACAACTTAAACTCTATTACTAGATTAAACAGAATTCCAAGTAAAAGAAAGAATGTAATCGATTATGTAAAAGTGCTGAAACTTGCGACTAGGAGATTGTTAGATAATCAAGCGGTAGGGTGTGTTGTTGTCAATACTGTTTATTATTTGTATTTTGTTTTGCAACAGCAATTTTGGAAAGGCAACTTAGAGCAAAAGAAAGAGTGTGAGAAACAAGTAGCAGAATATTACCAAGAATTTATTGAACAGTTTGGAAGTTTAGGCGATGAAGATTTGGCTATGCTCTATAACGATAGGCGAAAAGACATAACCGATGATGATATATATTTTAGAGAACAAGAAACATTTGAAAAATTTATTGAAAGAATTTCGCAAACTATTTGACAACATAAAAAATATGTGATATTTTTATATTAAGTGATACAACACTCAAAAATAACATAAAATCAAAATCAAGTGGTGGCGACCACTCAAAAAAGCCCAGAGGGAGATTATTATGAAAAAAGAGCAAATCATTGAAGCATTAAAAAAACAAGGAATTGAATTAGATGCAGACAAAGAAAAAGACTTTATAAAAGAGTTAAATATTCTTAACGACGCTGATATTCAAAATGCAAAAAAGGATTATGAAGCAAAAGACAAAGAATTAGCAGAACTCAAAGCAAAGCACGAAGAAGAATTAGCATTAAAAGATGCAGAACTAAAAAAATTTGAGCAAGGTGGCGAGAAGTTTGTTGACTTGACCGAAGTTGAAGCATTGAAGAAATTCAAAACTGAAACGGTTGAAAAGGAAAACAAAGGCAAACAAGAGAGTGCTTTGTTGGAATTGTTAAGAGCAAATAAATTTGACGCAAAGGCAGAAAAACTATTGCTTAAAGCAGTTGCCGATTATAGCCCTGAATTTGATGACAAATTCCAAGTTAAAAATGCGGACAAAATTAAAGAAGCACTAACAAAAGACTATTCAAGTTTTATAGTGCAAGAACAAACAGGCGGTGCAAAAGCCTCAGCACAGCCACCAGCAATTGGGGCATCTTCAAAGACATTATCTTTGGCAGATGCTGTTGCGGAAAGTATGGGGACTAAATAGGAGAAAAAATAAATGGCAATTACATTAAACGATGCTAAAATAGGATTAGCAAATAAAGTAGACCAAGCAGTTATTGATAGTTTTAGAAAGTCAAGTGCATTATTAGATGCAATGATATTCGATGACTGTATTAGTCCATCAGGGAGTGGTTCTACATTGACATATGGTTATCTAAGAAAGGCAACCAGTGCAGCAGGACAGACCCGTGATATTAACGGAGAATATACTTCAAAAAATGCGACGAAAGAACAAAAAACAACAACCCTTAAAATTATGGGTGGACAGTTTGAGATTGATAGAGTTTTAGGAAAGGCAGCACCGAGTGAGATTGCGTTCCAAATGGAAGACCAAATCAACTCTACTAAAAATCTATTCCTTTACAATGTGATAAATGGTTCAGCGGATACAATGTTCGATGGATTGGATACAGCGTTGACGGGAAGTGATACAGAGATTACATCAAGTGCAGATTTGTCAACGGTTACAGATGCAACAGCATTAACAATGGTTGAGGAATTAAATGATGCAATTTTAAAATGTAAGAGAAAGCCTGATTTTATTGCTTCTAACAGTAAGGCAATTATAAAGTTGAAGTCAGTAGCAGCAAAACAGGGATACAAGACTACAAGTGAAGATGCTTTCGGGCGAGAAGTTGTAGGGTTTGACAACATACCTTTCCTTGATTTAGGAAGATATTACAATGATGAATTGGGTAGAGATGTTGACATAGTTCCTATTGCAGGAGATGGCACAACTGATATTTATTTGATTTGTTTAGGACTTGACACTTTCCACGGTGTAACAATCGATGGAAATAAAGTTATAACAACTCATATGCCTAATTTTGCAGATGCAGGAGCAGTTAAGAAAGGCGATGTTGAATTTGTGGCTTCCGTAGCATTGAAAGATACTCGTGGAGCAGCAGTAATTCGTGGCGTTAAGGTTCAAGCACCATCTATTGGAAGTCTTGGAGTTACGGTTACAGGAAATGGAGCAACAGCAGTTGTTACGGTTAACCCTGCTAAGCCAGTAATTGGAAGCAAGTATTATTCAGCAGTTGCGAGTGCTACTATAACAGCACCAAGTGTTGGAACAGCATTGAACACTTCAACATATACAGCATTACCAGCAAACGGAGTTGTAAATGTAACAGCAAACTATTACTGTCGAATTGTTGAAGCAGATGCTAATAAGAAAGTTGTAGCAACAGGCGAGGGAACAGCAGTTTAATAGGAGGACGATATGGCTATAAATAATTTAATGCAAAAATGCAACAATTATTTTGAGAAATTTGCCATAAGTGGAGATTTTACGATTGCAGACGGCAAGTTGGAAATAGACACGAGCAAATTTGCTGAAAATCAATACATAAGGATTATGGGTAGCCTATTCAACGACAATGTATACAAGATTAGCGGTATCGAGGGAGGGAAACTTACCCTCGATATTTCTATATCTAGTGAAACTTTTACTGGTTATGTTGTTGGATTGGCAGTGCCGAAAGACTTTGTAGAGTTAAGCACAAAAATTGATGCATTTAATGTTAAAAATGAAAAGTCTAAAAATATAACAAGCGAGAGTGTGCAAGGTTATTATAATGTTAGTTATGACAAAAGCATAACCGATGGAATTCAAGCATATTCAGTCGATGTAAAACTTTACAAGAAACCATATATGGGTGTATACTATTTTTTGAACGAGGTTGATATTTATGAGTGATTTTGAGGTTGAAATCAAAATACAGGATAACAGCGGACAAGTATTGAGCGAACTGGATAAAAGTATTGAGAGAGCAATGTTTTATGCTGGGAATGAAGTTGTCAATTCAACCACGGACTATATGGGGCAAGTAGACTTTACAGGGCGAGATATTGTAGACACAGGAAGATTGAGGGCAAGTTTGTCTTATATAACACCCGAAGCAAGCGGTGGAGGAAGTCAAGCACAAAAAGTAAATGATACCATAAAAGGCACGGCAGACAATAATAGCGTTTTATGGGGCAGTAATGTCGAATATGCGGGTTATGTAAATAACGGAACAGCAAAAAAACAAGCAAGAAAATTCATACAAAATGGTTATTATAATGCAGAGGGCAAAATTAAAATAGGAATTGAAAAGATACTTAAAGGGGAACTGTAATGTTAAGCGATTATTTTATAAAATGCTATAAAGTTACTACTACCACACAAAGCGATGGAACGGGCGGTTATAAGACCACTTATAAAGTCGGTAGTGACTTTTTAGGGTTACCAAGCGAAACGAGTGTGACCGAGCAACTTATAGGGGCAATTAAAGGCGAGTTTACAAAGAATTATAATTTTTCAACAGCAACTGTTTTAAGTTATGATGATATAATTTGTTTTGATGATGTCAATAATGCGAAAATATATTTGAGGATAACTAAGACACCACAAGAGAATACCGCATTGAGCGAGCAAACGGATTGGTTTCTCTATTCGGCAGAAAAAATCAACATTTAGGAGTTTTATAAATGACAGAAAAATATGCACAAATTTTATATGAATGGCTTTCACAGTTTGCAACTACAATTAGAGGTGTTTTGCCCGCTAATGCTACCGAACCAAGTGGTGTATTCTTAACTTATGATGCTGTTGCTGGTAACTTTGGCGAAAACTTTATGCAAGCGGTTTCGATATATGAAATCGGTGCGACTAACTATGAGAATATTTGGGAAGTTGTTGATAGCATAGAAAACACAATAAGAGAAAGTGGAATTATAATAAGAAGAAATGATATGAATATCACAATACATAAGGGCAGTCCATTTTATCAAGATATTGGTAGCGGGAGCGATACTGCGAAAGCGGGTTATATAAATTTACAAGTTAAAATATATCAAAAAAATAATTAAAGAGGAGAATAAAAAATGATTACAGGATTAAATACAAACACGCCAGTAAGATTACAATTAAATGAGGGTATGTTTTTAAAGGCTGAATATACTGGAACGAAAGCGACAGATGTTGCAAATATAGTTTCGGCAACTCGTGGCGGGGCTACAATTAGTATAGTTCCAACCATTCGACAATCAACAGTTGATGGAGCGAGAGCAAATACGCGTGAACTTCAAAGGATTGATGAATATGTCGTAACCGCTGCTATGACTATTGTTGAGTTAACAAGCACAACAACTAAAATGGCTTTGGGTAGTGCAGATGTTAGCGGAACAACTATAACACCAAGACATAATGTAACAGTAAGTGATTTTACAACACTTTATTGGGTTGGAGAGTTGGCAGATGGTAAAAAAGTGCAGATAAAATTTAGCAATGCGTATAATACAAACGGATTGAACTTTACCACGACTGAAAAGGGCGAGGGTTCATATGCGTTGAATTTAGTAGCACATTATTCAATAGATACACTTGATACCGTGCCAGTTGAAATTAAATTCTTAGGCAATACCGCAGTAGTAACATTCACAAAAACCCCTAGTGATTTAACATTGGTTGTTAAAGACGCAGATGGCACAACTGTTTCAGCCGATGGCGATGGAACTTATATTTTAACGATTGGAAGTTACACATATACAGCAAGTGCAACGGGTTATACAACACAGACTGATATTGCATTTGTAATTAGTAATGCAGACGCAGTTACTGGAACTAAGACAGAAGTTGTTACATTAGTATCATCGGGAGGATAATATGTTTTTTAGAAAAAAAGTAAAAAAGATAGAGCCGAAA